TCAGGAACTACAATTACAATTGATGGTACTGATAGAGGTATTGATTCTAGTTTAAAATCAAATCATGCAGCAAATACTTTAGTTTATAAGTATGAATTCAATGGAGTTTCTCTAAGAAAAATTAATAAAGAACATAATATTGATTCTAGAGAAAAAACTTTTGATAGTTACTTCATAAAAGTTACTAAAGAAGATAACACTGTTGCAGAAACAGATCCATCATTTATCACAACAAAATCTGGAGGTGGTAGTGCACTTCATGTTTCCCAAAACATTCCATTTGAAGTAATTAGTCCACAAATAACATCATTGACACCTACAGGTACAAATATATCTGGAAGAATTAAAACTACTTCTGGTACTAGTATTAGTGGTAATGAAGGATCATTTGTAGATAAAGGTTATGAAAATATTTCTCTAAACAAATTAAATTACCTTGATGATCCTAGAATGGTGGCATCGAAAGCAAATGAATACAATTTACTATCTAATGAAAAATCATTTGCATTAGAACTGACACTTTCAACAGATAATGAAGATGTATCACCAGTTGTAGATTTAGAAAATCCAAATGTTATTTTAATAAGTAATCTTGTTGATGATAAAGTTGATGATTTTGAAACTGCTAGTGGCCCAAAAATTCCTGGTTCTGACCCAAATACTGCAATATATGAAACAAAAATGATTAATTTAGAATTTGTTTCTAATTCATTACTTGTTCAGTTTGATGGACATAGAGAAGCAGAAGGAGACATTAGAGTATTTTATAAGTTAATTAGAGGTGATGGTGATGATGATCATTCAACTTATGTACCATTTAATACTAATGGACTACCTGATAAAGTTGTAAATTCAAATAGAACTAGAAATACCTTCAGTGAATATAAATTTACTGCTGAGAATACTGCACAATTTAAATCATTTATGATTAAAGTTGTAATGACATCTACTAATCAAGCAAAACCACCTAGAGTTAAAAACTTTAGAGCAATCGCACTTAGATCATTTCAAATAGAATAATGGAACGCTATTTAAAAGTAGAAACTGATAAAACTCATGTTAGAGACACAGAATCTAATGCAATTGTCAATAGAAATCAAAGCGAATTTGATAAATTTTTAAAACTTTCTCAAAAAAAATATGAGGATAAGAAAAAATTTGATGATATGCGTAGTGATTTGGATTCTTTAAAAGAGGATATGGATGAGATAAAAACTCTTCTCAGAAATATTATGAATAAATGATTTATAAATATTCCAAGATAGATTCTAATTAGTTAAATAATGGCAGCATATATTAGTAACATAGTAATTGATGCTGGTGCTGATTTTGACCAGGTTTTCAATTTAGAAGACTCAGCAAACTCGCCTTTAGATTTGACTGGTTTTACGGCCACTTCAAAATTAAAGAAACATCCTGCTTCTTTAAGCGATAAAGCAACATTTTCCGTTTCTTTTCCAAACAGAACTCAAGGAGCATTGAAAATTGCGTTAGGGTCTTCTATTACATCTGCTTTAAAAGCAGGTAGATATAGTTATGATGTATTATTAAATGATGGTTCTGTAAAAACAAGAATTGTTAGTGGAAGTGCGATTGTTACTGCTGGAGTTACTACAGGTTAATTAAAATGTCTGAAATAAAAGTCAGAGTCGGAGCAAGAAATGCGAATAAAGTTGTATCCTCTTTATCTGGTAGTGGAGGGTCTTTAGGTGGATTATCAGACGTAGACATATCTGGTGGTCTACAAACTGGAATGGTCTTAGTTTTTAATGCAGCAACGAGTAAATTTGAAGCAACATTAGAACTAACACCAGGAGCATCACAAAATTTAAACATTAATGGGGGAAGTTTTTAAATGGCCAGTATAATACGAGTAAAAAGATCGACTGGCAACGCTGCTCCGTCAACTATAAACTACGGTGAACTTGCGGTCACGATTGCGAATGGAACACAAGGAAATAAGGGTGGAAGATTATTTGTTGGAGATAATACAAGTCCAGATCCAGATCCGATAGTCATTGGTGGTAAGTATTACACCGATATGATGAATATTACACCAGGTTCTATTAGAACTGGTGCAAATGCTCATGCTGGTTCAGTAAGTAACGGGTTTATACCTATTTTAGATGTAAGTTATACTGGACATCCTGGTGGTAGTTCTTCAGGTTTTGGGCCAGCATATGCATCCGCAACTCTTCCTAGAGTCGATACTTGGACAGTAGATAATCTTACACTTGATGGAAATACAATATATTCAAATAATACAGATGGTGATATTCGTCTTGTTCCTAATGGTGCAGGTCAAGTAATTATTAATGATGACACTAAACTAACATTTGGTGCAAGTGAAGATGCGAGTATTGAATATGATGAAAACGGGACTGATAAGGTTCAGGTAACTGGTGCACCTTGGGTATATAATGGAGTTACTCTTGAGATAATTAATCCTGGTGTTGGTGATGGTTTAGTTGTTGATAATATTGGAATTTCATCTAATGTTATAAGCACTAAATCTGGTGGTGGTAATACTTTATTCATTGATCCATATCCAGATGGTTTGGATAGTGATGGTATGGTTATCATCAAAGGTAGTTTGCAAGTTGATGGAACAACCACTACAGTCAACTCCACAAACACAACATTGAATGATCCAATAATGAATATTGGTGATGTTGTAAGTAAAAGAACTGTAATGGTGGTTGTGGGATCTGGAACATCTGCAATTACTTTAGATTCAATCGTAGGAATTAATACTGGAGATACAATATCTGGAACTGGTCTTCCTGGTGCAGGTACAACAACTATACATTCTTACACTTCATCTGCTGGTGTTTCGACAGTATTCATAGATGGACAAACCACAGCTGGCATTACGTCAACTACACAGTTAACAGTTACTCATGGATTTGATACTAACACTGATCGTGGTATTACATTTAACTATAATACTGGAACTGGGGTAGGAAATAACAAAACTGGATTTTTTGGTTATAATGATAGTGCTGGTGAGGGTAGTAATGCACCTCAGAGATCATTTACATACATCCCAGAAGCCACTAACACAGGTAATGTTTTAAGTGGAACAAAAGGATTCCTAGATATAAAAGGAATTTATTTCCAGAATGGCGATTATGATGCCACTGGTAACGGAGTTCTTTATTTTGATACCACTGGTAAAGTAGTTGGTGCTGCTGCCACAACATCTGGTATAAGCACTTCAAATTTCGTTTTAACAACGGATGCTAATGGCATACCCAAATGGACAACAACAATAGATGGAGGTCAATTCTGATACTATGAATAGTGAAGTTGATGTGAACATTTTGATTAATCATTACCATAAAAAATTAGCAACATTAGTTAATCAGAATATTTTATTAGAAGCAAAAATGGAATCCATGACAAAAGAATACATGGATTTACAAAAAGAAATGCTTCAACTGCAAGAAGATAAGAAAAGGGAGAAGAAATGAGCAAACCATCCACTAGACAGGAATTAATTGATTATTGCCTAAGAAGATTGGGATATCCTGTGCTGGAAGTTAATGTGGATGAGGATCAAATTGAAGATTTGATAGATGATGCTCTTCAATACTTTCAAGATCGCCATTTTGATGGTTGTGAAAGAATGTTACTTAAACATAAAATTACAGAAGAGAACAGAAATACACTAAGAACTGGAATCACTACAACTACTGCTAATTCAACAGTTGGTATAACTACAACTAGTTTTGATGAGAATCAAAACTTTATACAACTACCAGATCATGTATTAGGTGTAGAAAGAGTTTTGAAGATGGACAATAATACTATATCAAGTGGTTTATTTAATATCAAGTACCAAATATTTTTAAATGATTTATATTATTATGGGGCCCTTGACTTAATGAACTATGCGATGACTAAAACTTATCTAGAAGATTTAAGTCGTATTATAACACCAGATACTCAAATAAGATTTAATAAGAAGAGGGGTAGATTATACTTAGATATTGATTTTGCACAAATGTCTGATGACACATTTATCGTTATTGATGGTTATCGTCTTTTAGATCCAACAGATGCACCTAAAGTTTATAATGACTTCTGGTTAAAGAAATATGCAACATCACTAATTAAGAAGCAATGGGGAATGAATTTAATTAAGTTTCAAGGTGTGATGTTGCCTGGTGGGGTTCAGTTAAATGGAAGACAGATTTACGAGGATGCCATTCGTGAATTAGAAGAATTAGAAAATACACTTAAGACAGAATACGAATTACCACCACTTGATTTTATAGGATAATGTTATGCCACTTTCTCCGTATTTTCTTCAAGGATCATCGAGTGAACAGAGATTAGTTCAAGATCTTATAAATGAGCAGTTAAAAATTTATGGGCAAGATATAGTTTATCTTCCTCGTAAAATTATAAACAAAAAAACAATCATGAAAGAGGTTGTGGCTTCTACATTTGATGATGCTTATCGTATGGAAGCATATCTTTTAAATTATCAAGGATTTGAAGGTAACGGAGATATTTTACAAAAATTTGGAGTTCAAACTACAGATGCAGTAACATTTGTCATATCAAAAGAAAGATATGAGGATTTTATTAGCCCATTTTTAAATTCGGATAGTCAAATAGAATTAGCAACAAGACCAGAAGAAGGAGACTTAATATATTTTCCACTTGATAATACAATGTTTGAAATTAAGTATGTAGAAGGAAAGAAACCATTTTATCAATTAAATAACCTTTACGTTTATACTCTAAGTTGTGAGGTGATGGATTATGCTCTCGATGAAGATATTGATGTTGGAATTGAAGAGGTAGATAGAGCAGCAGTTGAATTTGGATTTACTACAAGATTATCTATGGTCAGTATTGCTGCATCAACTGCGACAGCAACAGTTCAATTATCGAAAGACATAGGAAATACTAACATTGGCAAAGGAGTTGCATTTATTGATTTAATTAACGATGGAACAGGATATACACTCCCACCACTAATTGGTATATCGTCAGCACCAAGTCAAGGTATTAATGCAACTGCTGTTGCAATTATGACAAGTCGAAGTGGTCAAACTGGTCAATCTATAGATCGTATAGAATTGACAAATCCTGGTTTTGCTTATACAACACCACCAACTATTACAATTAGAAGTCAAAACGCATTCGGAACTGGTGCTGCAGCAACTGCAATTATAGCAGAGGGAACTATACATACACCAACTATTACTAATCCAGGTGCGAGTTATGCCACGACTCCAAACGTTTCTATCAATGCTGTTGGATTAGATACTAATATTGGAATAGGATCAACTGCAAAGGCAGTGGCAATAATTAATACTCTTGGTGAACTTGCTTCTATTAGATATAGTTTTGCAGGTATTGGATATACTGCAACTCCAACTGTAACTATAGATCCACCAGTAAGGGCAGGTTTAGCAACTGGTAATTATCAATTTAAAGAACTTGTTAGAGGAGTTTCTACAGGAACAACAGCAATTGTTGCTGATTGGGATAGAAATGATAGAATACTTAAAGTTACAAACGTTGGTGGAGTTGGATTTGCACCTGGTGAATCAGTAGTTGGTATCGGAACCACCTTGTTGGGTTCAGATTCTGAATACGTTGTTAGAAGTGTTTCTGACCAAGATGAGTATGATAATTACAATGAAAACATAGTTGTTGAGTCCGAAGCAGACTCAATTATTGACTTTTCTGAAGACAATCCGTTCGGTGATTTCTAAATAGTTTGGATAAGTCCTGTTTAAGATATGTTAGGAACCTATTATTACCATGAAATAATCAGAAGGACTATTATAGCCTTTGGTACTCTTTTTAATGAAATTGACATCAAACATCAGACTGCTGCAGGTGGTGCATTTTCAACTGTAAGAGTTCCCATTGCTTATGGCCCCACAGAAAAGTTTTTAGCAAGACTAGAACAGAAACCAGATTTAAGAAAGAGAGTTGCAATAACTTTACCTCGTTTAGCATTTGAGATGGACGGAATATCATATGATCCTGCAAGAAAAGTTTCCACAATGCAAACTTTCAAAGCATTCACAAAAGATGGATCAAAAAGTGCAAGAAAAGTATTCATGCCAGTTCCATACAATCTAAGTTTTAAGTTATATGCAATGACTCAATATAATGAAGATTCTCTACAAATTATTGAACAGATACTACCATATTTTCAACCATCATTTAACTTGACTGTAGATTTAGTCAAAGCAATAGGTGAAAAAAGAGATATACCAATGGTATTAGATAGTGTTACCTTTGACGATAATTATGATAGTGGTTATGAACAAAAAAGAGTGATAACTCATACATTAGGATTTACAGCAAAAACTTACTTGTTTGGCCCAGTATCA